TGGATACATCGAGCGCGTCGAGCGTCTGCCCGCGCTGATGCAGTTCGTGCCGCAGGGTAGCCAACCACTGTGGTTGGCTGGCAGCTTCGGCTTCTTGGCTGAGTCCCTGCCGGGCACCACAGCGCAAGACCTGTGCAACAAGCTGGTCGAAGCTGGCGGCTACGACGGTGCCATCTTCCGCAATCCCTATGGTGTGTGGAACCGTGGTGACTCCGGGCGCAGCGGTGAAATCATCAAGGTCAAAGCGAAGCTGTCGTTTGCCCTGAAGGTCACCGGCATCCACGGCGGCAAGGGCCGCAACGCTGGCCGCATGGGCAACGTCGTGGTCCTGTACAAGGGCAAGCCCCTCGGTGTAGGAACGGGCTTCAGCGATGCGGAGCGCGAACTGCCGCCCGAATACTGGACGGGCAAGATCATCGAGGTTGAGGCCATGGGCTTCAGCAGCGAAGGGCTGCTGCGCGAGCCGCGCTTCAAGGGCATTCGCACCGACGTGACGGAGCCGGACGCATGATCGTCAAGGCAATCATCAACGACTGGGACTTGACGCAGGACACACTGCGGGAGGTCATCGAAGGTGAGGACACGTTCAGCAGCATGGGCAGCTTCACCGTCCGGCGTGACACTGACCCCGCCCTGTACGACTTCCTTGATAGCATGATCTAATGACTATCATCGCATACGCTGGCGGGCAGATCGCTTGCGACTCCCTCGCTGTATGCGGGGACCGCAAGAGCTACGTCAAAAAATTCCGCGTGCTGGACAACGGTAACATCCTGTTCGTCGCCGGGGAGTTCAGGCAGATGGCGAAGGCCGCGCGCTTACTGAACAAGGGCCAGCCGCTCACACAGTCCATCGTGTGTGCGGCCACGCTCGTACTCTACAACCCAATCGACGGGGCGTGCTCCGTGTACGACGAGACGGCAGAGCCTGAGGCCGTGACGGGTGGGGCCACGTGGGGTACTGGGCAGGACTTGGGCATCGGTGCCTTGGAGGCGGGAGCAGACGTAGTGCGTGCATGTGAGATAGCGTGCAAGTACAGCAACTCATGCGGTGGTCGTATCCACCTATTCAAACCGGAGTAACAATGCAGACGCAAGTGGAGCTGGAACTAGAGGCATACTCGTATGGCCGTGCGCGTCAACAGAACGCGATGAAGCACAACGAAGAGAAGGGCCGAGCGCCCAACAACCCGTATGCTCAGGCCGTGTACCGCAGGTTCGTGCTCCCACTTGCTGCTCTTATCCGCGAGGACTTGGAGGCCAAGCGCGGTGCAGGCCGCAAGCGCGCCCACGTCAAGCTGCTGGAAGGTATGGACGCAGACGCGATTGCGTACCTTGCCGTGCGGCAGACGATGGCGCTTGCGCTTGCGGGTGGCAGGGAGGGAGATGGTCGTGGGATCATCGCAGCAGTAGGCCGTAGTGTCTACCACGAATACTTGCTGGCTCGCTTTGAAGATGTCGAGCCGGAGTTGTTCCACACGCTGGTCAATGACCTTGGCCGGCGACTGAGTAAGAGCGAACGGCACCGCATGACGGTGTTTAAGATGCAAGCGCAGAAGGCTGGCATCGAGTTCAACGAGTGGGCGCAGGGTGATCGCGACCAAGTTGGCGCGTATCTGGTTGAGCAGTTGTCCGGGCTCAGCATGGTGAAGCTAACCAAGTTCACCGAGCGCAACATGCACGGCAAGTATCCACGCACCATGCTTGGGGTAGAGCTGACGCCTGAGTGCCGCGAGCTGATCGACAAGATCAAGGGCTTCGCAGCAGAGAGCGCGCCGTACTTCCTGCCGTGTGTGGAGAAGCCCAAGGACTGGGTTAGCGTGAACGACGGTGGGTTCCACACTCGTGAGATGCGCCGCCTCATGCCATGGGTAGTGAAGTGCTCGCCATCCATGCGGGACAACTTCCGCGACGGTGACCTGAAGCAAGAGCTGGCAGCGATTAACGCGTTGCAGTCCGTAGAGTGGAAGGTCAACAACGATATGCTCGACGCTATCCGTGAGGTAGCGAAACACTTCGACATGGAAGAGATTCTGTCACAGGCAGAGATTCCCAAGCCCGCCAAGCCCGCGTGGCTGACGGACTCCATGAAGAAGGAGGACATGGACGGCACACAGCTAGAGGAGTTCGTGCAATGGAAACACAGCGTAGCCGAGTGGCACACGGATCGCAAGATTCGCGGGACCAAGCTGGGCCGGTTCTACAACGCGATGCGGATAGCAGCGAAGTTTGCTCCCTACGAGAAGATTTGGTTCGTCTACTTCCTGGACTTTCGGAGCAGGAAGTACGTTCAGTCCACCGGCATCTCACCGCAAGGCTCAGACTTACAGAAGGCATTGCTCCACTTTGCGACTGGCAAGGCTCTGTCTACTCCCGACTCGATCCGCTGGTTCAAGATAGCGGGAGCGAACCGCTGGGGATACGACAAGGTGAGCTTGGAGGACAGAGCGAAGTGGGTGGACGAGCGGGACGAGTTGATCCGGGCGTTCGCAGCGGACCCGATCAGCAACCGAGGATGGGCGGAAGCGGATAGCCCACTACAATTCTTGGCATGGTGCATGGAGTACGCGGCGTGGAGGGACTCGCCCGCAACCTTTCTGAGTCGTATAGCGGTGGGGATGGATGGCAGCTGCAACGGATTGCAGAACTTCTCCGCGATGCTGAGAGACGAGCTGGGTGGCAGAGCTACCAATCTTGTACCGTCGCCATTGCCCAACGACATCTACCAGATGGTCGCAGACAGAACGGCATTGTCGCTTGCGGTGCAGGCAGCGGTCGATACGTCGGGGTTCTGTCACGTGTGGCTCTCTCACGGTATGAATCGCACACTGGTGAAGCGGTCGGTGATGACCCTGCCATATGGTTCTACCCGGTATAGCTGCGCAGAGTTCATCGTCCAAGACTACTTGAAGGCGGGCAAGGTGCCAGAGTTTGAGAAGAGCCAGTATAACGCAGCCGCGAACTACCTGAGCCACCCCGTGTGGGATGCCATCGGTGATGTGGTGGTCAAGGCGCGTGAGGCAATGGTGTGGCTTCAGAAGGGCGCGCGGCAGATCATCCGCGAGGGTGCTGACGAGGTGCGCTGGGTGACGCCCACAGGCTTCCCCGCCCTCCAGATGTACTGGGAGGACAGCGTGCACCAAATCCACACCAAGCTGTGCGGAGGGGCCCGCCTGAAGGTGCACGCTGAGGTGGACACCCCGGACGTGAACCGCCACAAGAACGGGATCGCCCCGAACTTCGTCCACTCCCTCGACGCAGCCCACCTCACGCTCACTGTGAACGCCGCCAAGGCCCGGGGGATCGACTCCCTCGCGATGATCCACGACGACTACGGGACACACGCAGCGGACGCTCAGGCCCTGTACCACGTCATCCGGGAAGAGTTCGTCGGGATGTACGAGCGGCACGACATGCTGCTGGAATTCTGGGAGCGGTACCCTACCCTGCCAGCGCCCCCGGCCCCGGGTCAGCTGGACATCCGGCAGGTTCTGGACAGCCCGTACTTCTTCTCGTGACCATTTCGGCACCCTATAAGCACAACCCGTCCACAGGCCGGCATGCGCCCCTCGGGCCCGGTCTACCATTTCGGCACCCTATAAGCAGGAGAACCAGATGGACCATTCCATCCCCACCAATGTCTACCGGCTAGACCGGGACAGCCTCACCGCCCTGCGCCGCTCGGTGAACCCCAGTACGTTCGTGACCGGGCAGACCACCGACATCCAAGCAGGCTATATGCTAGGAGTCCAGCATGTGCTTAATGCTTTGCAGGAAGGTTTCACTGTCGAGACTGCGCCGCCCCAACCTTACCGATAAGCCGCTCATCTGTAAAAAGCTGAGCAGAGCGATGGAAGTAGCCAGTAGTACACCAGTAGTAAAGCTAGCAGAAGCTACCCATGCAGTAGATATGATAGTAGACGGTATAGTAGACTCAGTAATTATTGATGATGCTTATCTGTTAGTCTATGAAGTAGCTACCCCATGGCATAGCAATAAGCAAGTGGTGCATGAGCTGATGGTACTAAGGCTAAGGGCAGGATCAAATTTCAATGCTGTCTGTGATACCCTTGATGACATTGCTGAGGGATCACAGGCTGCTGCTATACTCGTAGGTGGGGCATTAACTCGTAGCCCCGAAGCACTAGTACGACTGTACAAGGCTAGAGGCTACGAGCTTGATGTACAACCATCCTTAATCAAATGGAGGTAACAACCTATGGGTTCGCTATTCGGCGGAGGTTCCGCCAAGAAAGCGGCCAAGGAGCAAGCAGCAGCAACAAGAGAAGCAGCCCGCCTTGCAGCACTGTCTGCAAACTATCAGGCGGAAGCCAATGCCAATCAGATGACTCTCGCTATCGAGCAGCGCCAGCAGCAAGCTATCGCGGACGAACTTCTGTCCACTCCGATGGAAGCTGCCACCGTTGACCTCGCCGTAGGCGATGACCTGATGGGCGACGATGACATGATGACGCGCCGACGCACCAAGCGTCAGTCGTACCAGAGTCAACGTACGTCCGGTATTGTGGTGTAACCTATGGGCATAGAATCCAGAGACTACTCCGCAGCTACTCGTTGGACCGAGTTGGACAATGACCGGAAGCAGCTACTGTCTCGCTGCGAGCAGTACGCCCGGTACACCATCCCCAACTTGCTACTTCCCGAAGGTCGTGAACCGGACAAGCATGGTTCACCCCATGAGTTCCAATCACTGGGTGCGCAGGTAGTCAACCATCTGGCTAACAAGCTGGTGCTTGCCCTGTTCGCCCCGTCGCGCCCGTTCTTCAGGCTCGACCCCAAGCAAGAGATGCTGGACCAGATCGCCGAGGCTAACCCCAACGCGCAGAAGGAACAGCAGGCGCAGTTGCAGAACATGCTGGCCCAAGCCGAACGGCAGGCTGTGCAGATTCTGGACCGTCGCGCCATCCGTCCCAAGATGTACGACGCCATGAAGCAGATTGTTGTGACTGGCAACGCACTGATGGTGATGGGCAAAGAGAACATGCGTGTACTGTCCCTTCGCAACTACGTCGTGCAACGCGGCGTTGAGGGTGAGCAGCTGGAACTGATGACGATGGAGGAAGTCCGCGTCGAGGAACTGGACCCGCTTATCCGCGCTGAGCTTGGCAACAAGGTACGACCGGGCATTGACGACCGGGTTAAGCTCTACCGCTGGATCGTCCGCAAGGACAACGGCAAGTACGAGATGACCACGTGGGTCGATGAACACAAGATCATGCACACGTCCTTCCAAGGGCGATGGGCAGAAGCCGATCTTCCGTACCGTGCAATTACGTGGGAGCTGTCGAGTGGTGCCAACTACGGTACCGGGCTGGTTGAGAACTACGACGGCGACTTCAATGCGCTTACCATGCTCTCTGCTTCTACCGTGGCAGCCGCGATCCTCGCCAGCGAGTTCCGCTGGTTGGTCAATCCCGGTGGCATCACCAGTGTCGAGGACTTCGAGAAGTCTGAGAACGGTGCTGCACTGCCCGGTGTAAAGGATGACATCCAACTGGTTCAGTCCGGTGTGAACAACACCTTGCAGACCAACATCCAGATTGCGCAAATTTATATCAACCGTATCGGTCAAGGGTTCCTATTGCAGAGTGCAGTGACCCGCCAAGCTGAGCGTGTCACGAAGGAAGAAATCCTTCGCAACGCAGAAGAGCTTGAAACCGGACTCGGTGGCGCGTACTCTCGCATCGCCGTCGATGTACAGGTGCCCATGGCATACTGGCTACTCGACATGGCGAAGCTGTCGATCAAAGGCAAAGCCATTGAACCGACGATCATCACTGGACTTGCGGCGCTATCCCGCAGCGGTGATCGGGAGAACCTGATGTTGTTCCTGTCAGACATGACAAACCTTGCTGCCATCCCGCCGATCATTCTTGGGAGATTGCGGATCAACCGCATCCAACAGGAATTTGCATCGGCACGGGGCCTGAGCGTTGACGAGTTCCTGCTGAGTGAAGAGGAATACGCCAAGGTTCAACAGGCCGAAGAGCAGAGAGCAGCCCAACAGCAAGCAATCGCCGCCGGCATAAACGCTGGCGCGCAACAAGGAGCACAACCCAATGGCTGATGAAGTCATCGTACCAACCACTGCCGTCCTGCCCCCGGGTGGAAACCCCGGCGTGCAGCCGGTCGTTCCCGAAGTAGTCCAGCCCGTTGCCCCCGTGGTGCCGGTTGGTGATGCACTGCTGGACGACAACGTGCAGCCTGTGGTCCCGCCTGTCGTGGGCGCTGAGCCAGAACCCGCCGTGTTCCCGGAAACGGGCAACGCCGCACTGGACCTGTCGCTTCAGTTCTTCGGCAAGGCCGGCATCACTGCGGACTCCCCGGAAATCGTGGAGGCCGAGAAGGGCAACTTCCAGTATCTGGAAGCCAAGCTGCGTTCGCTCGGTGACAAGGCCAAGGGCTGGGAAGCCTACCTTGCAATCGCACGCGAAGCCCACAGCACCATCACGCAGAATCGTACGGCCGCAATCGCGGCACGCCGGGCTGTCGTGCATGAAGCCGTGGGTGGTGAGGAAGAGTGGAAAGCAATCGTGCAGTTCGTGCAGACGAATGCCGATCCCGCCGAGATGAAGGAAGTTCGTTCCGCTCTCGCGCTGGGTGGTCAGGTAGCAAAGGCGATGGCGCTGATGTTGCAGTCGCAGTACAACGCGAACGCTCCGCGCGATCCGAAATCCCCGACCGTCAATCAGGGTGCACGTCCGAACAACGGTGGTCCGCTCACGCTGACCGGCTACCGCGATGAACTGTCGGCACTCACTGAAAAGATCGGCGCACACCGCGTCAACGACTCTGCCGAATACGCTGCGCTCCGTCGCAAGTATGCCGGCGTCTCTTCCTAATAGGAGCTACAAGCAATGCCCATTTTCACTAACACTCCTGTACGTCCAAATCAGCAGAACCAGTCCGGTCCCATCGACGCACTGACCATGACCGAGTTCACCGGCATGGTTGAGGGCACCATCGCCCGCCGTGCCAAGCTGGACCCGTATATCCCCCGTCGTACCGTCAAGGGCACCAACTCACTGACCAGCTTCGCTGTCGGTGAGACGCAGCTTCAGGCCCTGAAGCCCGGCGTTGCGCCGGACGGCTCGCTCGTGAGCTTCAGCAAGGCGTCCATCGTCATCGACACCGTGGTGCTGGCTCGCAACATCCTCCCGCTGCTGGAAGTGTTCCAGTCCTCGTTCGACGCGCGCAAGGAAATCGCGCTGGAACAGGGCAAGAAGATCGCCAAGTTCACGGATCAGGCGTTCATGATCGCCGGCATCAAGACCGCCCGCATG